GTACTGTTGTTGTATTTGTACAGGATTTTCCTGTGCTTGTAAAGGGGGTAGTTTAAATTTCTTAGCTTTGTCAAGTTCTAGTTGTGCTTTAACTAATTCACCTTGCGCTTCCATTAATTTCTCAGCATCACCTGCCTCATATGCTTCTTTATAGGCTTGTTTTGCTGCTTTTACTTGAGCTTTTGCCGTCTCTTTTACCGCTTCCTTATATTCTTTTTCGCCAGACTCAAGCATTTTTTTAATGCGTTTATTCTCTTCAAAGAGCTTTTGCGCTGCTTCTAGTGCAGCAACTCGCTCTCTTTCGGCGCTTTCTTTAGCACGACGCTCGTCATTCCAGATTTTTTTCATCTGTTTTAATTTTTGTTTAGCGTCCTCGCTGTACTGATCGAGCTCGTCAACCTCTACTTCAAGCTTCTTGACTACTTCTTTTGGAAGCGGCTCACGCCCTTTGTCTTCCGCAGGAGTATCGTCTTCGATCTCAATTTCTAACTTACCTTCTTCAGCATCCAACTTAATATCAGCTTCGGGTTTACCCTTAGATTCAGCTTCTATTTCATCTGGAAACTTAAATTCTTCACTTTCATATTCAGCCATTTTGTGGGCTCCTTATATAAATTTACGCTTAATTCCACGTGGATCTTGTACTACAGCTTCCACAGAGTCATCGTTAATAATCCTAAATTCACGGTCGTGAATCACTAAACGGGTACCGGCATTAGGGCGAACTAAAATAAAGTCACCTTTCTTGCACCATGGACCGTTAGGAAAACGCTCTTTGTCCGCATAACAATCTGGTCCTAAGTCAACTACAAATAGAACCGTTGTTAAAAGCTCATCATGTCGGCGAGTTTCGTCCGCTTTAATAATGCCGCTGTCAAATGCTTCTTCCGATTCCGGAATGGCACACAAAATACGGTATCCAGAAGGTACAGGCAGTTGTGTTGCCTTTTCTTCGGCCGTTTTAGCCATAACTGCAGATAAATCTACCGCCTGACTAAGATCTAAATTACTCATCGTCTGAGTTCTCCGTTTTACGTTTAAGGTCTAATATTTCTTGCCTAGCAAGCAGCAGACCATGTATCTCCCCACTAAGCCGTTTGTATTCTGGAAAGTCAGCGATTTGTCCGTTGGCTATCCAGTCCTTCTTACCTGCTATTTCTACGTCTAGTTTTTGTACTAAGATTTCGAACGTGTCCATTATTCTCCTTTAGCTTTTTTAGATTGTTGAGGTTTTGGGTTGTTTAGCGACGCTTGATGTTTCGCAATATCAACCGCCATCTGTTGGTGAGACATTGACGCATCGTGTGCATGCGTAGCCGCCTCCATCAAACGACTTCTTTGCGCTTCATATTTATCATGGTGTAACTGAGCAACTGTTTTTAAAGCATCAACGTTACGATTTGCTTTCTGCTGTCCGATTTGTGCAGCAGCTTTCATTGCATCAATATCAATTTGTTTACGTTTAATTGCAAGATCAGCTTGGTCTTTTGCAGCTTTGCGTTGTTGCTCAGCTTGTTTAAGTTGGAGTTCTTGCTGTTGCATTTGAACGATTGGATCTTGCGCTTGCTGTTGTGCTTGTTGTTGCGCAACTTGATTTTGGTTTTGGGCAAGTAAGCGTTGTGATGCTTGAGCCAATAGCGGTGCCAAACGTGCTTCAACTTCTGGATCCATTGAAATATCTTCACCAGATTCATCCGTTTGTGGAGGCAAGTTAAAGCCAAGTTGTTGTTCGATCTGAACACGATATTCAAAACCTAAGTGCTCATTGATATGTGCCATCATCGCTGCTTGTAACTGCTGAGCCATCGGGTTATTTTGCAACAATTGAGCAATCATCGGATCTTGCATTGCAGACATGTGTACCTGAATATGTGCTTTATGATCTTGGTACAAGAACGCTTTTACTGGCTTTTGCATCAAAATGTTTTGGTTCTCTGTAACCGGATCGGTCGGCTTCTGGTCTTCATCCATCGGGATGAGTTTTTGCGCATTCTTGATCCCCAGAACATCGAGCATCTGTCTATGGAGGAGCGGCAGGTTATATAGTTGGGGCGCCCCTTGCGCCAGTTGAAGTACTGCTTGGTACTGGACAATCTTTTGCGCCATCGTCGACGCATTCGGATCTGAAACCGGAATAACATCGACGTTTTCATAATCGCTTTTCTTAGCACGGCGAGAACCTTCAGTCGGTTCATAGTTATACTCCTCTGGTGTATAAGCAGCAATAATGCCTTTGAGTAACTTCAACTCTTGCTTCATCGAGTAGTGGATACGTGCTTGCACCGCACTCATCACTTTTAATGTGCGTTCTAAAATCGCCAAAGTTGTGCCCACTGGAGCTTGCGCACCCATATCACTAATCTGCATATCTGCAGTGTTAGCAAATCTGCGACCGTCTTCAATGATCTGATTAAGCAATCCAATTAATGTTTGGCTTGGCTCTTTGTATGGAAGGGGCATGACGTTGTCACGCATTGTGCCACTTGGGACATCGACGTCTCTGAACTCACCGGGGGCGATGGGGGTGTCATCTCCTTTAATCCGCAATCCACGGGTCTTAAAGCCACCCGGCAAATTGCTAAGTGTCCCCGCATCCACCAACTGACGTATAAGGGAAGTACCAGACTTAGCGTAAGCGCCAATGAGATGGATGAGACCAAAATAATAGAAACCAAACCCCGGGATGTAACCGTAGTGAACAAAGTGTTGTCGCTTCTGATAAGTGTCATCATCTGGCTCCCAGTTACGGCGGATAGATAAAATAGTACTACTACCCTTCTCAATCGTTACAACATATGGCAAACCAATACCAGTCGGTTCTCCGTTCTCATCTGTGTGTTCAAACCCATCAAGGTCTAAGTTCACATGCATCTCTAGAATCTTAAAGCGGTCGTCAGTAGTAGCTTTAAAGCCCATCTTCTCCGCAATCTTTTTCTCGACTTCGTCCAGTGTATTATCTGGTGTGCCAAGGTCTATGTCACGATAAAAGCCAGAGGCTTGTAAGCGTAACAACTCATTCTCGGTCTTACGCATAACGTGAGTAATACGGTCAGCAGATTCCAAGCTAGAAGCACCATAGGGCACTACCATGTCTTCGGCTGGTACAAACATGGATACTTGACGCTCTAAGTGTGGGTCGTAATATACTTTCTTAAACGCATTACCAGATAGACCCAAGCCCCACAACATGCGCTCATGTTCAGGTCTGTACTCTTGCATCACATCTGTTAACTGGTAGTTCATGTCATCTTCGACACGCTCTGCCGCTTCTTTTTTCTCTTGAGTTTCTTTACCAATGATCTGGGTTTTAACAGGGCCACTAGCAGGGAACATACTCATCATAGTCTCTGCTTGGAACTTTACGAGTGACTCAGACAATAGTGGATGATACACACCACATGCGCCTTCCCATGGCTCAGCACGTTCTTCGATCTTCATGCCTAACAACTCTAGACCATCAACGTAAGTTTGAATCCAGTCTTTACGTGAAGCCACGTCCATATCGTAATCGCCGATTAAATCACCAGCAATCTCTGCTAACTCACCGTCATTTAAATATTCTGCAAGGTTAGCGTTAAAGTCGTCGTCAATTTCTTTACCCGGCTCAATCTCAATCTCGAGCCCATCCATACCAATCTTTACTGATTCTGGATCCTCAATCTCAATTTCCAGTGGTGACTCTTGTGCAGCGAGTTCTTCGATGCCTTGCGGTGCTGAGTACAGCGCTTTATCTATTGCCATAATTTATCCTTAGTAATACACGGCCTTACGTTTATATACAGGCTCGTCCGGTTCGTCTGACTCTAACCTAATAAACCCACCACGTCTATAACGTAGTAGTGCTTGAGTCATCGAGTCCACCAAGTCGTCGTGCTCACCTGATGGGAAACTTGCCACTTCTTCAACTAATTCTTCTGCCCAGCTTCTGTTAGGAACCCACACGTGTCCCGATGCAAACAAGTCAGCCACCGCATTTAATCTTGATATTTTATCGTTACCTTTAGTCGGTGTGAAGTCTTGTACTGGAATACCCATCGCACGCATCTCAAATATCAATGGCAGTCCAGTTGCTTTCGCTTCCACAATAATGGAGTCTGGATTCCACTCTTTAAACTGCTGATACGCCTTTTGTTTTAGTTCTGGGAACTCTAATCGCTCCTTAAAACTGTTTAGCAAGATTATATTCGCTTGCTCTTTGCCAGTAGAGTCCGGGTAGTAGAACACCCCCCACGTTGTGCACGCAGAATAGTCTGAGCGCTGGGTTTTTAAGAACGCCGTATCCCAAGACTGGATAATAAACTTACAATATGGAGGCGTGTCCTCCTCCCAAAGTCTCCACCACTCCCGTTTTATGATCGCCGAGGCATCTGAAGTGGGCTCCTGCATGTACTGCGCCATCCATTTGGCGTTGGGCAACTCCGTTTTTAACGCTACAAGCTCAACTTTAGACCAAAACTCAGGCCACAGGGGGCGACCTGATGGCAATAT